GCGCGTGTTTAATAATACGGCGCGCTATATTGACCAGGGCGGACGCCGCAATGGAAGTTTCGCTATTTACCTCGAACCATGGCATGCTGATATTGTCGAATTCCTTGAACTGAAGAAAAACCAGGGCGATGAAGAACAAAAAGCGCGCGATCTTTTCTACGCATTATGGATTCCTGACCTTCTCATGGAAAAAATAAAAACGAATGAAGACTGGTGCCTTTTTTGCCCCGATGAGTGTCCCGGACTGGCGGATGTATATGGTGCCGAATTCAAAACGCTTTATGAGAAATATGAAGCCGCTGGTCGCCAAAAGCGTAAAATCAAGTCGCGTGAATTATGGTTTAAAATATTGGACAGCCAGATGGAAACAGGCACACCTTATTTGTGCTACAAAGATGCCGCAAATTCGAAAAGTAATCAGAAAAATCTGGGCACGATTAAGAGCTCCAATTTGTGTTCGGAAATTATTGAATACTCGGACAAGGACGAAACCGCGGTTTGTAACCTTGCAAGCATTGCGCTTAATAAATTTGTGCGGGGTAGGGGTAGTGTAGACGCGGACCCCGTGAAACCATTTTTCGACTATAGTCACCTGCACGATGTTGTGCGTGTTATTACGCGAAACTTGAACCGCGTCATTGATATCAATTACTATCCGACTACTAAAACACGCGTAAGCAATATGCGGCATCGTCCGATTGGAATCGGAGTGCAAGGATTGGCGGACGTATTTTTCATGCTTGATTTGGCGTTTCAGAGCGACGAGGCACGCACGATTAATCGTCTTATTTTTGAGACGATTTATCATGCCGCGTTACTGGAGTCGAACGAGATGGCAAAAGAACGCGCGATTTATTTTGCGGCGAATCCGACAATAGTTACATCAGTAATACATGATACGGATGATGCAGTGGATATATCCACAGACACCAAATACTTACTTACATGCCAAGAATATGATAAACTATGTAAACGTCCTGACCATAATCCCGATTTGATGGGTGCGTATTCTTCATTTATTGGTTCGCCGACCTCCGAAGGAATATTTCAATTCGATATGTGGAATGTGCAGCCTACACCTGGGCGATATGACTGGGATCATTTGCGTAAACAAGTGGTGCGATATGGTCTACGCAATTCTCTGCTTATTTCGCCGATGCCTACCGCAAGCACGTCGCAGATTTTGGGCAACAATGAATGTTTTGAACCGATAACGAGTAATATTTATATGCGGCGGACATTGGCAGGGGAATTTATTATGGTGAATAAGTATTTGATGAAAGAATTTATCGATTTAGGAATCTGGAATGAACGTGTCAAAAACAATATTATTTTGAATCGTGGAAGTATTCAGCAATTATCGGAAACATTGTTTCCTGCCGGGAAGGTGGAACATATTAAAAATAAATATAAGATTGTTTGGGAAATGCCGATGAAACATTTGATAGATATGTCGGCAGAGAGAGGAGCATTTATTTGCCAAAGCCAGAGTTTAAATCTATGGCTGGAGGAGCCGAATTATAATACGTTGACGTCGATGCATTTTTATTCGTGGATGCGTGGATTGAAAACGGGGATTTATTATTTGCGTAGAAAAGCGAAACACCAACCGCAACAATTCACGATTGAACCGGAAGGGGATATTGTTGGGGTTGGGAATGGAAATGGGAATGAAGGGCTTGGTAGTGATAACAACGAGAATGATATTTGTGAAATGTGTTCTTCGTAGAATTTTATATTGGGATAGTTTATAGAGGGATAAGAATTAAAGAATAATAAGTAAAGATGAATTTGTTAGACACTATTATTGATAATTTAAAAAATAAAATACATGATGAAACTAACAATAAAGAATTTTTGACAATTAGCACATACCGCCTATTAAATAATCACTTTCGTAATTTTAACGACAAGCAAAAACAAATATTTTCAGAATTAATGTCTAATATTGGTGTTGGTTTCAGAGACCAGATAGTTACATTATCACTTGGCATACCACTTACTCAGGTTAAGTTTGATGTCTCTGCCAACAATACGGACTTTTGTAATGCTTTGACAGGATTTTATAGGTTACTTAGTGATATTAAAGATGATAATATGAATAAAGTAATTATTAAAGATAGTGTTTTAAGTGGAGATCTAGAATCCCGTACAGAGAATTGTTATCGATATACTAGAATGATCGACAATATAAATAAACTGCGAGATAGTGCAATGCGAGGTATTGAAGTGGGTGGACAAGATGGCGGCGGTTCCAAATCCCGGCGAAAACCCGCGCGTAAAACTCGTCGCGGGCGCGGGCCCACTCGCAAATCCAAGCCCAAGACTCATCGCTGCAGACGTCATTCACGTATTCGCAAGCATCATAAGAAGTATACATCTCGTCGCAGAAGATAGATATAAATGTAAGTATTAAGTAAAATATTTGCGAAATGTGTTCTTCGTAGATTTTTATATTGGGATAGTTTATAGAGGAGATAATAATTAAAGAATAATAAGTAAAGATGGATTTAATAGTAGCATCGACACAAGGGGATGTGAGTGTTGTGAATAATGATGGTGTTGGTAAAATTACATCTGATAAACGTAAAGAAACTTTATCTGATCGCATATTTGGATTACTTTATAGAGGTGACATAATCAATAAAGATTATCGTAATTGCGTAAGTGAGATTAAAACAAAAGTTAAAAATTTATTAAAAGGAGCAGAATTAAGTGAAAAAACCCATGAAGCTGTTAACAATTTTTTAGACAAAATGAATACTAAAGTAAACGAGAGCGGCATATTTGTTTTTGAAATACATGATACTATAGGATATTTTGTTAGAGATGCTTCTCAAGAAAGATGTGGCAATATTGATTATTTTCTTAGTTTAATAAGAGGTCTAGTAGAATATATTAATAACCCCCCTACACAAGCTTCTACAAAGGAACCTTTATTCAAGTTTAGAGCAACAATCGCAATCGGTGATGGTTTTAATAATAGTAATAAGGCATGTGGCACCCATCTTGCTAATATAGAGGTAGTTAGCGGTGGTTCCAAATCCCGGCGCAGGCGCAGACATCGGCGCAAACCCGCGCGTAAAACTCGTCGTGGGCGCACTCGCAAATCCAAAGCCAAGACTCATCGGCACAGACGTCATTCACGTATTCGCAATCATCATAAGAAGTATACATCTCGTCGCAGAAGATAGATATAAATGTAAGTATTTAGTAAAATGTAAGTATTTAGTAAAATGTAAGTATTTAGCAAAATATTTGCGAAATGTGTTCTTCGTAGGTTTTTTATATTGGGATTTTTATATTTGTATAGTTTATAGAGGGATAAGAAGTAAAGAATAAGAAGTATATACAGGACAAATGAACACACCGGAACTAGAAGCATTCGAAGCAACTAATGCAACGCAAGCAGAAGTGACAGAACCATTATCAACAGAACAAAGCTCTCAAGCAGAACTTCAAAGATTAAAAGAACTTCAAAGATTAAAAGACCTTCAATTTTATACAGATTGGTTGGAAAGAACAAAAAAAGAGAAAGATGATACAGAGCTTGAAAAAAATGCTTATGATGAAAATAAAACAGAAGAAATTACTCAAAAAACTAATGATCTCTTAAAAAAATTTCCTCATGGTTCTAACACAAGTGAATACAAGGTTAAAAGGGAAAAAATTGATGAACTTACAAAAGAATATGATAAACAAATGAAAATTTATAAATTAAAATTAGAAACTTGTGATACTTTTATTTCAGCGATTCCAATAATAATTGGTATGATAAAGAATAATACTCCATTACCACGCGGATATACTTATGCGATGTACCTGCATAAAATAATACCAAACCATCGCCCAGGTGTAGTACACGGCGGTTCCAAATCCCGGCGCAGACATCGGCGCAAACCCGCGCGTAAAACTCGTCGCAAATCAAAGACCAAAGCCAAGCCCAAGACTCATCGCCGCAGACGTCATTCGCGTATTCGCAAGCATAAGAAGAATACTTATAAACGCCTGAGGTAAATGTTAATGTAGATGTTTAGTAAAATATTTGCGAAATGTGTTCTTCGTAGGTTTTTTATATTGGGATATTTTATAGAGAGTTAGAATATAAAGAGAAGTAATAAGAAATAAAGATGGTTGAGCCAGAACTAAACTCGAATGCATGGTTCGCAAAAGAAAGAGCAAAATTTATAGATGTTAAACGTGAATTACTAGAGTATGAAGAAGGAAAAGGAAATCTTGAAGAAATAATAAAAGAGCTTGAAGAAAAAAAAAAAATCTTGAAGAAAAAAAAAAAGATCTTGAAGAAAAACTAAATCTTGAAAGAAAAAACCCATCGCAAAATAGTAATTTAGGAGATATGATTACTGAAATTACAAAGGTAACTGACAGCATAACAAGATTAAAAAAACGATTAGTAGCTATTAATGAAAGTATTTTACAATGCAAGAAAATAATGTATCTTATAAAAAATAATTATGAATTACCATGGGATGTCTTACCAATTGAAGATGAGACGTACAAATATTACGTCAATATGTTGGGACTTGCTGGGCCTAACAAGATAAAAAATACTCATGTTGATGAAGCAATTGAAGATAGTAAAAGATGGATAAATGATTTTAACACAAAACATGAATTAGCACAAGCACAAGCACTTGGTGGCGGTTCCAAATCCCGGCGCAAACCCGCGCGTAAAACTCGTCGTGGGCGCGGGCGCAAATCAAAGGCCAAAGCCAAAGCCAAGTCCAAGACACATCGCCGCAGGCGTCATTCACGTGTCCGCAAGCATAAGAAGTATACATCTCGCAGGAGGTGATAACTTACTACACGCGACATATGACATATGACATATGACACCTATTAGACATAATATTGCAATAATAATTATTATAATATTATGTTTGTATACATATATATATATAAGTTACATATTATAAGTAATGAGTGTAAAACGGAAATTTAGAAAAAGTAAAAAAACTAAAGGAAAAAGTAAAAGTGAAAGTAAAGGAAAAAATAACAAATATAATAATGAGAAACGTAGCAAGATACAAAGAAAAACCAAAAAGAGGGTTTTAAGGGGGGGGAAAATAGAAGCTGATGGCAGAATAGCCGGTATAAGAAAAAGATATTCAATTTTACCTTTATCATTAGATGAATGTAACAATTTTTTTAAAGATATAACTAGATTATATTCAACTGGTATACCACCAGACAAACTACAAGATGATACTCAAGGTAAAACAGATTTTGAGTATTGTAAAAAAAAATTTATTCAAAATAAACGTGATAGTGAAATTCCCAAATTTTCACCACCTTCAACACCCGCCCCTGAACCAGAAGGACCGGTAGTAAAAGAAAATGCAGGATTAACATCATTTGAAGAAACAGACGACGCAGGAGAAAAAAGACTAGAAGCGGAAGCAGTAGCGGCAGAAGAAAAAAAATCTCAAAAAATACAGGAAGCAAGCAACCAAGTTGAAAAAGATAGTGAAGTTCAGACAGAAGAAATACCGAATGATTCAGCTGCTACTTTACTCTTATATAAACAACATGGCAAGCTTGCGAAAAAATATGTAGAACTAGAAGCTACTGAGCAATATCCTGAAATAAAAGAAATTTATCGTAAAGCTAAAGACTATCATAATCGAGTCAGTTCTACATTATGGTTAATACTCCAGGAACGAGAAGAAACAGAACAAGCCAATACTAGTCAATTGGAGGGAGCACCCAATGTAGAACATCAACCATCAGAATCGGATGCGGATGCGGATGTTTCAGAAAAAAACCAATCGGAATTAGACGCTATACAATGTGAAAAATTGCAGAAAATAATACAAAATATTAAAACACATGGTAAAAATGATATAGAAAAAAAAAATAGTAATGTAGAAGCTAAAGCAAAAGCACTGGTTGAAACTAGTGCCGGTATGAAAATTTCTACAGAAGAAATACCGAATGATTCAGACGCAACTTTAGAATTAGCCCAACAACATCATGAATTTGCATCTAAATATAAAGCTCTAGAGGATAATGAGACAGATAGTGAAATAAAAACAATTTATATGAGTTCTAAAAATTATCACGAATATTTTTATAAAAAACTACAAGAAGCAGCGGATGTACAGAAACAAGATGCATTAGAAAAATTAGCAGCAGCACCTATTGAACCTGAGATAGTTGACGATTTGAAACTATTTCCAAGAGAATGCTTTGGTAAATATTCAATATGTAAAGAAAAAATAAATGAAGCAGAAAATCAGTCATTTTTTTGTTATAAGTTTTTTAAACGTATGAAAGAATTTTTTATTAAAAGATCTCCATCAATAAACTTTGATAATTTATTAAGTGATGATAATGCGCCACGATTTAGCGCTTCTCGTAATTTTATTGAACAATATTTAAATTTTTTTGAATTTTATAATCAACATATGGCAAGTGGTGATAATACAAAAAAATTTTTTGTTAAAAGAGATGGTCGAGGTGGTGTAGATACTTATTTAAAAGATGATAAAACATATATTGCTATGGAAAAATATCCAGAAATAGATTTAAAAACTTTTTTTGATAATTGTTACAAATTATATGAATTATCATTACCTCAAGTTTGTTATTTACGCTTAGCAGACTCAGCATATGATAATGAGGAACTTAGAGACGTGAATAATTCAATGACTATAGGACAGATGCGTAATAAAATATCTAATTTTACTCCTACAATTTTTAGCCCAACAAGTAAAGAAAAAAATAACCTTGATAAAGTTATCCAAGTTTTGTCACAATATAAACAAAAATATAGAGAGTTAAACGAACAATTTAGAGATAGCAAATTGTTTTTAGAATTAAGAGCTTACAATAATATACTTCCTAATAGTGCTTCTTTTTCAAGTTATATATTACCTGTAATAAAAGATAATTCTGGGCATTCACTATTAGATTTGATTGAATTTATAGTAAACAAACAACTGCTATTTCCGGTATTCGGAATAGTTTGTACTGCATCTATTGATAAAACAAGAGCCAGTGTTAGAGAAGGTATTCAAAAAATAATTATTGAAAGTCAGAGAAGTATTAGAGAAATAGTTGATAATGGTTCTATTTTTACAACTACTTGTCAATTTATTGAAAAAAATTCTACTATTAAAGAAGAAATTATAGAATTACTTGAAAAAAATAATAAGGAAATAACTGATCCTACTTCTATATTTGCAGATTTTAAATTTTCAAAATTTATACCAATAATGAAAGAAGAAACAGATTGTGCACAACGTAGTATAAATTTTGTGGATGAATTAAAAGACCCATTTAATAATTTTAAAACATATATTTTTTTCCATATGATTATTTTTGCATGCTATAATACTATGAATAGTGAAAAGGGACAATGGGGTATCAAGGGAACAACTCTCATGATATTATTTATGAATATATTTATTATAAATTTTTTTATTGATATTTTACGACAAGTTAATGCATCTTGTTTACAATTTCTTGCTAAGGAACAAGGGAGTGTTATATTAATAGATGAAAATGTATCTACTTTGTTAGAATTTATTATAGCACTAAAATCATTTTTGTTAGATTTAAAAGTTAAAAAAAAAACCAAAGGTGATTATAATGTTGAAGATGTTATAAGAGAATTATATGATCGATTTGAAAAAATACAAGGTAGTATTAAAGAAAGAAATAATGAAAATCTAAAATTTATTGAAGGATTGGATGAATATCCTCAAGACTCAACAGAATCAGACAAATCAAACAAATCAAACAAAACTAAATTTCAAATTATGCATGAATATTATTTAAGAATAAAAATGATAGACGTATGCACCGAATTAGAAGAAAAAGTTATAGGTTTATACACTCCAGAAGATCAAGAAGAAATAAAAAAACGTCAAAGTGAACAACCAGTACTAGAACTTTCTGGTTATGCGTCACAAATGTTTGACCCTGATAAATTTAAAAAAAATGAATTAGAAGCTATAAAAAAGGGATGTAAAGATTTTGTTGTTAGTTTAATCTCAGTAGCGAGAGCAATTAGAGCAAACAAATATGTGGATAATGAAGGTAATAATATAAGTAAAGTTCATTATGATGGAGCCCAATTAAATCAATTAAATACATGTTGCGACCCTCGTGACATATTTAGTAAAGGTGCAGATTCAAGAGAATATTTCAAGCGTATATCACGTGCTTATTATGGGTTGTCTGAATTGTGGCCTTATATAAAGGTTGAACAAAAACCAACGATATTAAAATTACCTGGTGTTAGAGCATTAATATACAAATTTAATACTGATACTACTTTTAGAGAAAAAGTCGAATGGCAGTGCAACGATGATGGTAAAGCAGAAAAAAAAGGTGGTCTAATATGGTGGGGTAAGAGTGAAAATAGAAAAAATATTACACAAAATATAGAAGATATAGAAGATAAAGAAAAAACCACATTACCAGAAATATGCAAGGCCGATGTTGTTAAATCACCTTTCTCACAACAACAAACAGAACCAGACTCACGACAAGTGGTGAAAGAAATAACCCCACGCTCAGTAGAAACACTAAAAAAACTTGTTATTAGACTAGGAAATGGAGAATCTGCGAAACGTGCAGAAGAAGAATTTGCCCGAGTTACAGATGAGGTTAAGGCTGAGGTTAAGGCTGAGGCTGAGGCGGAGGCATTAAAAAACCCTAAGTTAACCGAAAAACAAAAAGACAATATTAGAAAAAATAATAAACTACAATTAGCTATGTCATATGCATTTATTTTAAATAATGAAAATTTAGATAAAAATAGTGATCTTGTACAACGTGCACAAAATTTTGCAGATGAAAATAAAGTAGAATATTTAGAAGCAGAAACATTATTATTTTTTGGGCAAGAACCACCAAAACATAAGTCTGAAAATGCTTCAGTTCAAGCAAATATAGATGAACGTCAACAACAACGAACAAAAATAAATAACCAAATTAAAGCAGGAACGTATGAACCCCGTGGGTCAACATCATTGGTCGGTAAATTTAGAAGTATGATAGGTTTCGGCGGAGGAACAACTTTAACCAAGACCAAGCACAAATCCAATCACAAAGCAAAAGCTAAAACTCAATCCAAACCAAAACATAAAAACAAATCTAAACCCAAACCCAAGCCTAAGCATCGGACCAAGGCCAAAACTATTAAAAAGAATAAAAGAGCACATCATAAATTTGATAAAAAATATACTCGAAAGCATTAGTCACATTGTCACATTGTCGCATTGCCTCTAGCAACAATTCTCCCGATAAAGCACGCGAAATTCCCGTGAGTCCAGCGATAAATTCACATCATGTGCCATCTTGCAGTAGCACTTCAGTGTAATAATCGTATCTGCAAAGGAGTTGTGTAAATTCAGGGGTGCTGGAATCCCCGGAAATAGGTGTTCATACAGCTCCATCAGTTTAGGAAACTTGAATCCTTTAGTGCCATTTGAAAATGTGAAATCGATTTTGCATATTTCTTTGCCGTTTTTCATCGTGCAATAATCCGCCGGAAAATTCATGCGAATGCTATTGCGGATGCCTTCCACGATGAGAAATCTCTTGTCAAATGACACATTGTGTCCCACGCAAATATCTACCTTACCAAGTGCATCACGCACCCGCACAAGTGCTTCTTGAATCTGCACACCCTTCGTATCCATTATTTCGCGCGTAATTCCGTGTATTCCTTCCGAAACCGGGTCAACTATCACCCACGTGTTCAGTTTGATATACGCGTCGTATTTTTCATCAATTTCGCCCGTTTCCGTATTGTAAATAATATAACTGACTTGCATGACATGCGGCCATTTGTCCGTATCGTAGATTGATGGATTGCGCTCTTTTGGCAAGCCAGATGTTTCGGTGTCGAATACAAGAACTTTCATTTTGTTGGTTTGTGGTTTGTGTTTGCCTTTGAGTTTTTTTGCTCTTTTCTTGCTTTTCTATTTCGTATAGATTCGCGTATGTATATGATATAGAATACTATTTCTACTTCAATTTAATGTTTATTTTATTTTATTCTATGTTACATTGAATAAAATAAAAATAAAATATAAAATAATAATAATAACCAAAAATAAAAATAATATAAAATAAAACATCAGTAGTAAAAATTTATATATAAATAATGTCAATGCATTCTTTAGTTAGCTTGCCAAAAAAATGTTCTTCAGTATGGGTTTCAGGGCACGGATATGTACTTAGTCCCGAAGAACAAACAATTTCAATGAGAACAAGAACACAGAACACAATTAAATATGACGGAACTTTAAAGGTGTTTCACCTTAGTATGGCTGGGATGGCTAATGTTACGACAGAGATGGGTATTATATATAAGATGTTTGAGAGTCTTAGACTAAAAAGTGACTACCTTACTCCTGAAATTGTGAAACTATTACAATACCGCTCAACCGAATATGCCACACTTACATGGTTAGTACATCAAATTTATAGTAACCAATATGATAAATGTCAAGAAAATATGGTCAAATTAAAATTAGAAGAATTAAAAAAAGAAATGTTAGTTTTAGAACAACTAGCTGACATTGCATATGCAAGATTTTCACCCCCAACTATAGTAACAAATCCACATTCTAATAAAGTTTATTCATTAAAACCAAATCCTAACGAAACCATCCGCCGCGCGGAGGCCGTTCGTAGCGGTTTTGTTAGATTGAGCGGATACCCACCATATAACCTAATTTGGGCCTTGTATGGAATATATATTTTTGATACATCTGACGAATTTCTTGCATACTTTTCAATATCAAATCTACCAGTCGATGAACATGGTTTTGTAGACCCTCGAGAAATTATAAAAAGAAATCTATTAACACCAGAAAACTATGCAAAATTGAAGCATTGGTTAAATCAGAAGGATTTTAGCGGCGTTCCCGATTCTCATGTTAGTGATATAGACCACGATCCCCAAACTAGTTTTGTTATATTTAAGAAATTTTGTAAAAAAGCTGGTATTTTGTATTATGCGCGTAAGCAGAAAGTTGTGCTAAAGCACCCCGTCATTGAAGCACATATCGAAGCATTGCGGAGCGATGTGATGGTAGCTGCAAACACGATAAAAGATGCTATCCAACTAGTACATGATTCTGCTAATGTAGTGTCTGTTGTTAGAGCTGAGTTTAAACGCACAGCAGATTTGGCTGATAAAGCTGAAAAAAATTATAACGCATTGAAAAGTCGTGTTAATACTAGATTTGATTTAGCGGTTAATGAACACGTATTACGTGCCGAATATGATACTGCCGAAGCCATATGGCAAGAAGCAAGAAATGAACTTGTTAAAGCCAAAGCGAATGATACGCTCGCTAGTGAAAACGCGGAGCAAGTAGAAAAACACGCATCTGAAGTTATTATTGATGCTATTAAAAAATGTATTGATGATATTATTCATTCTTCAAAAGACCATGCTGAATTAAAAAGAATATTAAAAAATATAATAATGAGTAACAAGCTAGGAAATATATTAAAAACAGCAATCCTTAATGAAAAAATATCATTAAAACAGATTATATTATTTTTTAGCGGTTTAGAACATTGGGAATTGGGTATAGCTGATCCAGCATGTTCTGTTATTAAACCACTACAAAACCCACAGGGTGTGGATGCTACTGCTACTATGCAAATTGATACACAACAACTTGACGATCCATCATTCGTGCTGCCACCCTTGTATAAAAATGTTCTTGATTTTATAGATACAGAACTTTATCGCCCGATGCCATCACCAAAACGCAGGCGTACTAGTCGCAGTGGTCGCAGTGGTCGCAGTGGTCGCAGTGGTCGCAGTGGTCGCAGTGGTCGCAGTAGTCCCGCTAGACATGCTAGTCCCGCTAGTCATACTAGTCATTTGAGTGGTGGTGCAAAACGAAAACACCGCATGCGTAGATATTCGCGAAAACGCCGCACGCGTAGACGAAGATACAAAAGACGATGTGCTTCATGAAACTGCGTTTATAATACACTTATAATACACTTATAATACACTTATAACATAACTAAGAAAACTCTTTGCATATTCCAAAGCTTCTCCTGTGCCAATGCGTTATCCCATGTTCGCGAATCCCATCCATGTGTTTTTTTGTCCCATATCCCTTGTTGTTTCCCAGGTCGTATTTTTGAACCAACTCCGGATATTCACAACACATTTCGCCAATATATTCATCCCGCGCAACTTTTGCAAGAATAGAAGCCGCTGCAATTGCCGCGTATGTGTTATCGCCACCCTCAACGCACAAGTGCGGTATTTGCATATACGATTCTCCATTTACCAGCTCCATCATCGGTATAAAATCGCACCCATCGATTAGCAAATACGCTTTGTCGCCGGTTGTCTTCAGATTGTCGCATATAATGCCGCGTATCGCCTTATGCATGCAGTCAATCGTTGCGCGACGTATATTTACGCGGTCTATTTCATCATGTTCTGCATAGACTACATTCCATGCAATCGCGTGCTTCTTGATATACTCCGCTGCTTCTTTTATTTTAGCTTCTGAAGTGAATTTTTTGCTATCTTTCATTTTTGAAAAATCGAATAATTTCGCATCTTTAGGTAAAACAACCGCGCCGACATAAACGCGTCCAAACATAGGCCCACGACCTGCTTCATCTACGCCGATTTCGATAAATGGTGTTATATAGTCATGGTATTCTTTTTCTACTTGTCCTTCGCTCGTAAAATGCGATACTTTAAGAACATGATTGATTCTTGACTTCTTTTCAATATCCGTGTTTACGGGTTTTATGGGTTTTATGGGTTTTACGGACATTTATAAATTTGCGTTGTTTTATTGTATATTGATATTGATATTAATATTAATATCACTATTTTTAATATCAATTTAATTTGTATAAATAAAATAAAATAAAATATATTATTAATGTAAAATGAAACTAACAAAACTTCATTTAATTATAATACTCGCCCTCACCCTTATTTTATGCCCGATTTTAGGTGTATGTAACAACACTAGAGAATCATTTGATCAATTTCAATCTACGAATGAAGGATTTGAAGAAGAAGAAAAAGAAGAAGGATTTAAAGAAGTAGAAGAAGGATTTAGAGTTGAAGGATATCGACAAAATGATAGTGAAGAAGGATTTAAAGAAGAAGAAGAAGAAGGTTTTGAAGGACTTGCATTACAAGAAGGATTATATGCTGAAAACCGAGAAGGTTTAAGTGGGGACTACCAACAATACCAAGACTAATTTGAAAGATATACAAAACCCAAATTACGCAGCACAATAAAACATAATATGGAACATAATACTTAAAAATTAAAATAACATTTTAGCATTTATATAATATGAATTAATTATCTTTTTTCCAGATATATATATAATTAATTATATTCTTAATTATATATAATATAACTATATATACGATAACTATATAGCATGAATTTAACAAAGTTACATATATTTCTTATCCTTCTTATTGCGCTTATATTATGTTCATGTTTAGGTATGTGTTCAACATCAACAAAAGAGGGATATACAAGCAGTACTTATGATAACTATGGAAAATATTATAGTAATTTGAATGATGCAAATATTTCCGCAACAGACTGGTCGCAGGGCTTAGATAATAGATATAACAATCCTTATTATAATAAGAATGATGAGTTTAACAAAAGATACGATAAAGACTATGATCAATATTTGTATAGAAAATATGGTTACTCTTATAAAGATGACTTGAATGGAGGCGATAAGAACGACTCTTCTAGCTATATGATTTCAACTTCATTCAAGAATAATAAAAAATATCATGACTATAATAACAACAACAACAATAATAACAATAACCCTCGAAGAAGGCGTAATGATATATTTAATTCTGTATCAAGTGGCGCAATAAATGGTTCAATATTTTCTAATACTAATACTAATAATAACAATAATACCAGTAGTAACAATGACAATAATAATAACAATGGCGTTACACGTAACCAAATACCTAGTGGGCGAGAAGATTTATATATTTTGAAATCACAAGCACTTACACCAATCTGCCCCGCATGCCCGTCTCTGCCTAAAGTAGATTGTGACAAAAAATGTGGTAAATCTAAATGTCCTCCGTGCCCGCCTTGTGCGCGATGCCCAGAACCACAATTTAATTGTGTAAAAGTTCCAAACTACAATACTACCAATCTCAACCAGAATTTGCCCATTCCCTGGATGTCCAAGTTGTAAGCCAAACCAAGTCTCAATAAACTATATAAAAAATTGATTTTAAAATAATATGTTAATACGTATATACATACAAACCAAACTAACATATTATTATGCAGCAAGCAATATCTATATCTGCTTCTGCACATGCGCCTGCACCCTCCCTTCAATATGAAAAAAATGAAAAATATCTCTCCGATTATTTGAAAAAACTAAAAAATAAAGATAAAGATAAAGATAAAGATAAAGATAAACATGGAACAGACTCATTCAAACGCGTATGTCTGTCGCCCCTACGATACGCAGGTGGCAAGTCAAAAGCCATCGGTCTTATTCTTTCCAATCTCCCCAAACTAAAAACGAAACGAATCGTATCCCCCTTCTTCGGCGGTGGTTCATTTGAGATTTGCGCCTCCCAGGAACTCGGTATAGAAGTCGTCGGCTATGATATTTTCGGCATGCTCACAAATTTCTGGAGAGTGATAATCGACACCAACGCCAAAGCAGAATTTATACGCGAGATGCGGAAATTTAGTATTACCCAGGAAGAATTTACGTATAATCGCCACCTACTGCTTCACTACTGGGATAAAATTAAACCCGCCGATTTAAACTACAAAACACAAAAAGTTGTCGAATTGAAACCAGAAGACATTGCGCGAATTGACAGCGACCCGTTGATGCAGGCGGTCTACTACTACTACAATATGACACTTTCATATGGACCGATGTTTTTGGGGTGGCCAAGTTCGAATGAAATCAACAAAGCAAAATTTGATAGACGTCTTGCGAAACTGGAGCAAACAAGTTTGCGCAACTTGCGCGTCGAGTGTTCCGATTTTGAGGCAGTTATTGCGAAACACGCGGATGATTTTATATTTCTGGACCCGCCGTATTATTTGGAAGGCGATAGCAAAATGTTCAAAGGCATGTATCCAAATTGTAACTTTCCAATTCACCATAGTAATTTCGACCATAAAAAAATGTGTGATATGCTAAAAAGGCACAAGGGCGGGTTTCTGATTACCTATAACAACTGCACGACGATTCGTGAATGGTATAAGGAATATAAGTTTGAATTCCCGGAGTGGCAGTATACGTATGGTCAAGGTGAGACGCGGATAGGAAAAAATAGAAAAAATGCGGAAAAAGAAGACAATATCAAAGATTCGCATGAAATCATTATCATTTGTTGGCCGAGCACGCAATAATTCTAAAACTGGAAATCTTCGGAGTGGTACTTGATTCCATATTTTTCATCCATAAGTAAGTTGATTAATTTTATCCCTGTATTGCCATTAGCACCAAGAAAGTCGCTATTATGCGTTCCACGATGTTCGTGTGTAAGATACTGACCCGTGCCTTTTTTTGTGCCATTTTTAAAATCACATTTATATCTGCCTGTTTCTTCTATTTTACGCCATATTCCCTTTTCTGCTATATAATTGATAACATGCATAATATTAAAGAACAACCATTTTTTACCAATTGTATTTTTATAAACTAACATATCTGCTGGCTTACTGCTGTTACCTTTTTTCAAATAATTATTTAACATTTTAGTTACAAATTCGGGAGTTATTTCTGTTGCGCTTTGAATTTGTTTAAATTCGGGTATATTACCCAATACGAACTGAATATTATTTCCACTTTTATTAGTAACATTCGCGCCGGTTATACTTAATTTATCTTTTAAAACATCGCGAACAGGATGTGACTCATCTATAGTTGTATCAGAGGTTGCACCATATTCTATTGTATTTTTACCTTCCTCTTTAGCTTTTTGGTGTCTCACGAATTCCGGATTATTAAATTGTTTCAAAAATTCGACTTCTATATCGTGCCCCACTCGTTTTTTGTCTCCTCCGACTTTTTTACATGACTCTTTTCTTTTGTCATTCCCTTTTAGTGGCATTATTAATGGCGCAGGTAATTTGCGCTTGGGGGATGCCGATGCCGATGCCGATGCTGGACGATGTATGTCTTTTTGATTTTGTTCATTATTCAAATCTGCAATAAGAATATTCTTCGTATCGTCCATTTTTGCTTTTGTTTTGTATTGTATTACTACTATACTGCGCTTACATTTATATATGTTTAATATAATAGATCAATTTTATTATATTAAAATTTATGGACCTGGACCTCTAACCTCTAATTTTTACGCACCGATTATCAACAGAAAATGACGGCTCTTTTTCTTCTTCGGGAATAATTTTAATAACACATTTGGCGTTTTTGCCATATAAAGGAATAGTGCATCCCTGTTCTTTGCCTTTGCCTTTGCCTTTATTTTTGCGCGTTTTATTAAACTTGAATAATTTTTTCCCGTCACTTTGCGTGCATCGAGACCGAAAATGTTCATATCTTTCGCGCACCTCGCAATACGAAAGTCCCGACTTTTTCCCCAACATTTTATTTATAATTTCGTGTAAGTTGTATACATATCGCGAAAATGTCTCGCGGTTTTTCATATGACATTCACTAATCGGATATAGTTTTAAGTTGTTTGATAGATTAATGCGACAATATTTACAAGGTAATACATATTTTAAATTTTCGATAAATTCTTTGTAATGTTTCTTTTCTTCATTTGTAGGATGAACCGGATAGTCGAAACTTATCGTATGTAACGCGTGCCATATTGCTGGTCCCCATATGGATGTCATCATTCCATCACCACTCATATATTCCTTGCGCGTAAATGTGTATTTATTTTTTTGTCTTTTAGTGATGTGTTTAGTGGTGTTTTTTAATTTTTTTTTCATAGTATTTTAATTTGTTGTTACTATAATAATATACTTATAATAATATACTATAATAATATACTATAATAATATACTATAATAATATACTATTTATTATAATGACAAATATTATTTCATTTGTTCATACTATTTTTGATAATGTAAACAAATTTATATATATAATAGCAGGTGTATTTATTCTTATTATTATAACATATGGCACAAGTATTAAAAATAGTAAATTTTTATCATTACTACTGAAAGTGAGTATCGTAGGTATGTATTTTTATCTATTTGTAATGAATTATAGATACCTTAAAACGTTATTTGATACTACGGGGATTTTTTCAAATCCTGAATTATCTAAATTAAAAAGTTTCTTTTTCTTATTTGCACTTTTTGAAATATCTTTAGTTGTTGTTATCATGTATGTTTTATATACTATTTTATTTTAAGATGTTTCTATGGTTTCATATAGTCCTCCTCGAGTATTAAGAAATATTATATAATACTTGGTAATATTCCTTATCTGTGCCAAAATTGCTTATTTTTATATCGATTATTTTACCATCTTTTGTTCGAACTAACATGTTTGTTTATAAATACCAGAGATATAATAGATAAATTAATATATTTATATATTTTTACAATAGTTATTTAGTATAATAATACGCATTCTATATACGCATTATATTCGTATTATTTGGAAAACATATTTATTTTTATTATATATAATTATATATACATATTTAGTTAACATCATGACGGGTTCTGAATTCTCTATTAAGTCTTTTTTCAAAAATCTTCCGAGTATTACGCGAAATATTTTAATCGTAGTTTTTGTAGGTATTTTAGTCGGCGTGGCTTATCATATTTATAAAAGATATGTTCTCAATCAATCCGATCGTTCATTTTATGAGGGATATGCAAATGGTATGAATATGAGAAGAGAAAATCCGAATAAAGATGATGTAGTAACATTATACTTTTTTGGAACATCGTGGTGTCCTCATTGTATCTCTGCTAAACCTGAATGGGATGATTTTGTCAAAGAAAATAAGGATAAGGAATTTAATGGTAAACGTGTAAATTTTGTAAACGTTGATTGTGATAAAGAATCATCAATTGCAGATAAATATGAAGTATCCGGTTATCCAACCATTAAACTTGATAAAGGTTCAGAAATTATTGAGTTTAAATCTAAACCTACGAAAGTAACACTATTAGAATTTATGAATAGTGTTTAATAGTATACTATCGATAGTATCGTGTGACACAATGATAAAAATATAATAGAATATTTTTATCATTATTTATCATTATTTATCATTATTTATTATTATTTATTATTAACGTTATTCTAATATTTCTGCATCTTCTTTTTGATCTTCTTCCTTAGACTCGGTTAATGTGTTGTGAATCTCTTCGCTATCATGATTATATTTTTCTAAGAAAGAAGGATAAATTTCATTTGCATTATTAACTCCCGAATCAATTAATGTTTTTCTTTTATCAGAAACAGAAAATAAATTAAACCATTCACTATAGTCATTAAATATATCCACGTCGCACATAATATCATAAGGTATTATTTCTACATTATTATGATCACCGATTTTGTCTAGTATTTTTTGAAATGCAATAAATATATATTCTATAAAGCTAGATTCTTTTGTTATAATTGGATACTGGCATATATTTTTTTTTCTCACTCCCAGTATTTCATTTTTTTGACATTTTGTTTCATTCAAACATATATTTAAAGGATAATTCGAAAAAATACCTCCATCTATAAAACATTTATTGTCTAAAAATTGTGGTGTAAAAATAACAGGCAACGCTGCAGTCATAGTCAATGCTTTAAGTAACTCCAAATAAGGATATGTTTTATGTGATATTATTTCATATTTAAATGAATTAATCTCAGTTACAATAATATTTAACTCTACTCCTGAGAACTCATAAAAATCTTTCAATGTCACGCTAGACGTCATTCCTTTGGCTTCCAATACCATAGTTAAACATTCGACATATAGTGTATATAATTCTATTGCGCCTTTGTCGCTATATATATTAAATATGTTATCGACGCTAATATGTTTAAATATTTTTTCCCATGGTCGTTTTACAAAATAGTCATATATATATCCATAGTCATAGCCTAACAATAAAAAAGTAGAAATTAATGCCCCCACTGATGTTGCATATATCGTTTTAATATTTTTTATATTCCAAAATCCGAGATCGTGTAGTTGTTTTAAAACACCGAAAGCGGTAAAACCAAAAGGTCCACCGCCTCCTATTACTAAATGTTGTATCGTCATGATTTAGGTTTAGGTTTAGGTTTAAGTTTAAGTTTAGGTTTAAGTTTAGGTAAGATTAGCAATAATATAGACAATAATAAAAACTACGAATATATAAAATTAATAAATATAACTCATTATATTTTTTTCTATCATTGAATTAATAGATACCACAACGAACAACTATGGATGAACTATTCCGTAACAAAGAAGATAGCGACACAAATCGTAAAATAAATTTGGAAGATTTATACGAGAAAAAGAAAACATATGATTTATCAAAACTATCCGTATTTAACAGAATTTTAAACCGAATTCATGATAAAATTAAAATAACATCGCGTCAAAAAACAGATACACACTTCTGTTGGTATATTATACCGGAAGTTATCTTAGGGGTATCTACGTATGATCGCGTTGCATGTATTTCATATCTTTTAGAAGAACTTACAAATAACGGATTTGTTGTTAGGTATACACACCCAAACCTTATTTTTGTTTCTTGGAAGCATTATATTCCATCTTATGTTCGCACAGAATTCAAAAAGAAAACTGGAATTACCATCGATGAGCATGGAAATCGTATACAAGAATATGACGAATATGGTAACGTAGTCCAGCAACCGATTATTACAAATACACCTCTAAGTAATAACACAATTGACCCGTTTAATATGGGGCTTACACGTAAAATAAACAAT